CCCGCCAATTTCAATTGATGTAGGGCGGCCTTCAGTAATGGCCACATTTGCGCCTAATAGTTGCGCGGTCATGTTTAACAGTTTGCGCTGCGCATCCAGGTTGAATGGGCCAGGCACAATAAGTTGCACTGGGAATGTCAACTGGATTCGTTTGTTTTTCATTAGCGGGGTGCTGAATGTTGGGGCGTTAATAAATGCACACGCGCCCTGGATGTTGCGGGGGTCAGTCACAACAGGAATTGCAGGGCTGATAGATGTCAGCGCGGTAGCGAGATTGTCTAACGCTTTGTTCAATAGGTCGGTGTAGGCGGTTGGCATTTATGCAACCTGTGGGCGTTGAATACCTAGCAACTGTTGCACCATTGCTGACAATGCAACTGGGGGTTGTGAACCCATTTCGTTAAACGATGAAAACGCATCCACTGAACCGCGTTGACGGTAAAGCGCGCCGCCATACATGATTGTTCCGAGTTTGACATCTTGACTGGGAACGGTGGTCAGCGAATCGAAATAGCCGCTTTCCTGTCGCCTGCGATATGCAAACTGGTTCGCCGCTGACGCGCAAATCGTCAAAAATGATTGGTCGGCGGCCGTAGCGGTGGCCACATACAACCAGTCTGAAATATCGTTTGCCGTAATCCAGGTGCACACAGGCGCATATGCAACGCTTCCGCTTGACGCGCCACGGTCAACATTCGAACCTGTGCACGCATACAAGACCTGGTTAGGGATTGGCGTAAACGGGTCGAAATCTAAATCGCCTTCGCTGTCAGTGCCTACATACAAGTATTCAGGTAATGCAACAACGGTGAAAGTTCCCGAAAATGGTGCGGCAATTCCGCTTACGGTTATTGACTGGCCGATTGCAATTTCTGAGGGGGTCAGTAATTGCAATACGGCGTAGTTGTCAAGTAACTGTTTATGGGTGACGGTGTAGGTAGCCATTGGCGGTTAAGCCGCCTTTCGACTAAGCAACCGTGATTGCTTGAATGAACTGGCTTCCTGCAACTGCCGATGGGTTCGGGCCGTCTTGTGCAAAGGTTGCAAAATAGCCGTAGTACGAGAAAGTACGAGCCAAAAGGTCAGGGACTTCCACACTACGCATTCCCTGCTGGGCCTCATAATACTCTACGGCTGGGCCGTGAACTACGAGCATTGTTCCGCTTGCAAGGTTTCCGTCAACAACGATTTCCAAACCGAGTGGGTTCATTCCCGACCATGAGGCCGCTGAACCTGCACCGAGGGTGTTCATTCCCAATAGGCCAGGTGCGCCAATTGCTGGGAATACTGGTCGATTTACATCGTCTACCTGACTGCCCAGTTTTCTCCATACATCAACTGAAACAACAAGATGGGTTGGGAACAGGTTGGTTGTTGCTGAAATGTTTTCTGCGCAACCATAAATTCCAGTAATCAAAGTTGACACATCGCCTGCGGTAACAGTCCAGGTGTAACCCGATGCTTGCTTCTGTGCTACGAGGTAGTCAGCCGCGATGTTGTCGGTTTGCTTCAAGTACTGACCAGCGAGGTCATTCAAAATGACATTCATTGCGGCAGGGTCTGTGAAGTCCATTGTTTGTTGCGCGATTTGGATTGAACCAGCAACGGTTTGGCGGCTCACCGTGGATGCGCTAAGCGTCATCGTCTGTGAAGTAACTGCCGTTCCCTGGGTGCTTTGTACACCTGCCGCTGTGTGCTGTGAAATCACTGGGCGAGTGAACGAAATTCCTGAACCTTGTGGCATCGCGCGTGTGCCGAATGCGGCAACAACGGGGCGATATTGCAGGTTAATATTTTGGAACACAGGCCCGAGCACTGGAACAGGCAACAAACCTGGCGTATCAGTGGTCAAGTCTTGCGCTACTGCTTCGATTGCTGACTGGCCACGGCGTGCGGCATCGTGGTACGCCGCGTTTACTTTGCGGAAAGTGTCTCCACCAATGTGCATTGCGGCAAGATATTCGCCTGCTGATGGCATTTTGAATTCGCGTTTTGCTTCAGCAAAAACAACTGGGGAAGTTGGAATTGCGGCTTCGACTGGGGTTGCTTCGTTCATGTTTTCTGTCTCCTGTTGAGTAACTTCTAATTGAATAATATCTTTTTCTTCGTCTTCGTGTGGGATGGTTTCGGTTTCTGCTTCGGGTTCTGTCGCGGCGACATCGGTGATGACTGCACCCGAAAATGCTGGGCGGCCAGTGACTAGTGATAATTCAATCCAGTCAGCGGCCTGCACAAGCATTGTGCCATCGTCAGTAATTTTAAATTTGGTTGGATTTACCCCTACGGATACTGAGTCAATTACGCCGTCAAGTGCCAGTGTTAGGGCTTCGTCACCCAATGCTGTTTTACTGATGCGGGCCGAAAACATCATGCCTTCACCTGGAACATTTGTTCGTTCAGAAACTAAACCAACGGCCTGTTCGCTCGAATGGTTTAAATAAAGTTTTGGGGCTTTGCCATCGGTTGGCAAACTGCCTTCCTCAAAAATAACTTTTGTTCCATCGCTGACGGTTGCGGCGACATTGTAAGGAACGGCTACACCTGAAACGGTGCGACTGGGCACGCCTTCAATTGCGGCGGCATCCAGGGTTAAATCAGTTGAAATAAGTTTTAGCATGATTCTGTTTTACTCCATGTTTGGGTTCATCGTTGGCATTGTTTCTTCAGGCATTTCGGAATAGTCGCTTTCCTCTACACCGTCAACGATTTCGCTTAGGTATTCATCAATATCGAATTTGACACAAGTTCCGTGAGGAAGAATTGAATTCATGCTCATCGTTTGTTCAATTACTGACATGTATGAACGGGCGGCAAAAACATATAAGTCCTGGCGTGCGCCCTGGTTTGATTGGTAACTGTATGAGCCGACTGAGTTTCCGTTGAGGAAGAAAGGGATATTGCACATTCGTGCGGCCTCTTTAGATTGGAATTCAGCGGCTTCGGAAAGCAACATTTTTGATGCGTCAACATCGGTTGGATGCCATTCAACAAACTGATTGATTGCGGCAATTTGGTTAGTTTTTCTTGCTTGCTCGAATGCTTGCGCAAGTTCAGAAAGTTCTTGTCCCGATAGGGGTTCGCCTGAGGTCTGCCGCAAAACGCCCGCGGGCAGGGCCGAACTGGAATTGCGTAGGCGCGCGTCTTCCAGGGCTAGTGATGTTGCGATGACTTGCGGCGATTGGTAAATGATGCCCTGGTTTGCGCCGATGATTTGCACAACATCTTCGGTAGGTATTTGTGCGCCTTGAAAATAAATTTCGTTTGATTTACCAAATGCAAAAACTGGGCCTGACATGTCAAGCGTGTTAACCATTGCGGCTGGTAGGCGCGTAAACGATGCAGGCATGCCATCGCTAGTCCTACTAGAACACCACAAAAAGGCTCGACCGAAAAAAAATAAATCGTCAAAAACCCATGACCAAAAAGTTGAATAAGTAAGTTGCGGGTCAGGTTGTGCAAGCCATGAACGCGGCGCAATTGGTTCTTCAATCATTTCGCCTTCGGTTTCATCCCAGCGTTTTCGATACATTTTCATCGGTGTGTTGCCAACAACGGATGCGATGAGGTCACGCGCGCGATTGATTGTTGGAACGCGCATTGCGCGGTTGCGCAAATCGCCCTGGATGTAGGAATAGTATTCGCCAATTGATTGTGCACCCGAGCCATTACCTGTGTAATGAGTGCCGCCAGCGGCCGCGGTAATAGGTGCTTCTTGTGGCGAAATTGCTGCCTTTGTCACCTTTGTTTTAAAAATCGCCATATTTTAGTGTCCCACAATGTTCGGTTTTTTGGTGGCATTGGGTCGCGAATTATCCAATCCCGACAAAAGGTAAGAAACGACCCAACGCCACTATGCACATTAGCGAGTTGAAAACGCAATGATGGGTTTCCCAACAACGGTGGGGCGGCTGGCCATTGCGGCAGTCCATACCATGCACCGCGCCAAAGATATTTCGCCTGGGCTTCGCGCTGACGAAAGAGCAATTGACGATTCCGCTTTCACGGCCACTGCGCGTTGCACATGTTCGCTTAATTGCTTCGAACCATCGTGAACCAGCATTCCTTCAAAAATCATGTTTTTAACACCCGCGGTGTAACGCACAATTTCGCCATAACCAACTACTTCGGTGCGTGCGTCATATTGCGTTGGCCAATGAATTTCAATGCTGGGTGAAATAAGAAATTTGACTGAAGTCCCGGCAAGCTTTGAAACTTCGGCCAACATTTCATTGTAAGAATCGGCAACAAAACCAACGGTAATTGCAACTTTTCTGTTTTCTAATTGCACAGCGCGCACACCAAAATATCGTGAGTCATCTAACGAAACTTCAATACCTAAATACCCGCCGTCAGGAATTGGGTCTTTGTATTCGAGTTGCGGCCACATGCCTGGCGGTATCCATCCCTGGTCTGACGCAACCCACAGATTGCATGATGCACGCAAAAATTGTGCGCGGTTTGGGTTCATTGATTCGCTTCGCAAAGTGTCCATTGAAATTGTGAAACCCAAACTGGGGTTTCCCCATTTCCAGGTGCTTTCTAAATTCACATCTAGTGATGGGTCGGGCGACCATTCAGCAAGATAGAAAGTTGATGTTTTGCCTGTGTCAATTGCGCGCAATCCCTGTTCCCGCCATTTTTTCATTACGGTGCTGGATTCTGACCCAGCGGTTGACCACATTGAAAGCAACGGGGAACGCCTAGCGCGCTGTGATGGAATCAAACCACCGTCAATGGCTTCTTCGGAAATGTCCCAAATTTCGTCAGCAACGATGAGGTCATTACTAGTGCCGTGGCCAACATTGGGTTTAGCGGCGCGCACAATCCACCGTGAACCGTCAGGCATTTGCACCGCGTTACGCCCGTAAGCCTTCGTAAGTTTTGCGCCAAATCGAACTTCAAGCACATCAGCCAACAAATCAAACAAAGTAACCGCAAGGTCAAGACGGTTAGCGGTAGTCAAAACCATTTGTTTCTGTCCCCGTATTTTTGGCATTTCAGTTAGCCACCAACCAACCAGGGCCGCAAGGGCGGTGCTCTTTCCGTTCTGCCGCGCCGTAGAAACCAACGAAACACGGTTCAACAAATCACCCTGTTCGTCATAAGCCAACTGCCCATCCAAACAATGCAACTGCCACGGCATCAAATCAATCTGTAAATGCTCTTTCGCCCACACCCCCACCTGTGCCCCGTACGAACCAGCCGCATCATGGGCTGGACTTTCCAATCTCGGCCAGTCCTGGCCAGTTCCAATTGGTTCAGGCTGGTTCTGTTCGGATAGAGGAAAGCGAGGGGCTCGGGGGCTTGCCTGCGCTGATAAAAAAACATTTTCAGAATTTTTTTTTGAATCAATAATTTTTTTGCGTTGTGTTTGGTTTTGTGTGTTGCGTCTGTTTTTTAGTTGTGCCCCACGGCGTGCGTTGCATGGTTTGCAGGCACTAACTAAGTTTCCTTCGACATCCTCACCACCTTCCACATATGCGATGAGGTGGTCGGCTTCGGTTGCAGGTGCACCGCACCAATGGCAGTCAGGATGTTCAGCAAGTAAGCGTTTACGCGCCTGGGCGTACGCCTTATCATTTGTTGTGTGTTGGCGTGGCATCTCACGCGCCTTCGGCTTGTGCTAGCGCGCCGCCAGGGCGGCTTGCTGATGGCAGGGCGGGGGGCTGTTCGGTCGGGTTCATCGTGGTTGCTTTCTTTTGTTTCACTGTTGATTGTTTAGCGTAATGCAAGACACAGGGATGATTGCCCCACCCACTGGGTTGCCCTAACCAGTTCCCTCGCATTTCAATGATGATTGTTTACACCTCGCCTAGTCGCATTGCCTAAACCATTTCGTGTTGCATGTTTCAGTGCGCGACCATCTACCCGCGTTACCGCGTTTTCTCGCCCGCACCTTGCGACAGGTGAACGCCCTTGCAACTAGCCAATTGTTTTTAAAGCTTTTAAATGTGATGATTCGTTAACAGGTAAAGCGCATATTCCATGTCATTTGGTTTGAGCACTGTGTTATATATTCCAGCGTTCTCGAATGCCATCAGCCAACGCTTTTGCCCTGGCGTTAGTTTGCCTTTATCTGATTTCAATTCAGCAATATACAGTTTCCCGCTAGATGGATGCAGTAACACCAAATCAGGGAAACCCGTATCGCCTTGAACATGTGTTGCCCAATGGCCGCGTGACGATTGCGCTGGCAAATCATGATGCACCAACCAGCCATAGCGTTTGGCTACTGAAATCAGGATGTCTTTAAATTCTGCTTCAGTCACATTGCCTCAATCCATATATCTTTTGACAAATGTCCAATGGCCCATCGAATGTGTTGTTTTGCGTCTTTTTGGTCATCTTGCATAAGGTCGTAAACAGCCTGCAAACGCTCAATGGCCGAAATCATTTGTTCCAATGTCATTTCAGCACCGCGATTACTGCGCTTGCCTCATGCGATTTCAGCAATTCCAACACGGCTTCATCGCTGTTCAGTGTGCGCTGAATCAGTTCCAGTAGCCGCAAATCGTCTAAACCTGCATCCTTAGCCAGTTTCTTTATGTAGCCAATTTGTTTAGGGGTAGCAAATGCGCCGCGGGGTGTGTGCACTGGCGTTTCCCTGGTATCTACTGGGTCAGTTGGTGTTAGGCGTTGTACCTTTTCCATTTCGTTCCTGGATGGTCTAGGGCCGTGGCCTGTGGACTGAATTGGGCAGTTCGCTATTGCGCGCCCAATCGCTGATGTTTCACAGTTCTCCACGAATGATGTTGCGTTAACACCGCGGTCGCTTTTTACTTCCTCGGCGTAACCGCTTGCCATTGGGTCTTTGTCGTCTTTGTTTGCGTACAGTTCAGCGCGAAAGACGCACACATCGCCTGTGTAGTTCATCATGCAAGTGTAAATGCGGCCGTTTGGGTATGCGGCCCACCAACGCGCCAAGCGTGATTCAACTGTTTCATAGTTGGAAAGGTCGAATCCCATTAGCAAGCCACCCAAACAATTGCGTTGCGGCCGTAACGGGTTTTGCGGCGTATTCCGCTATCAGTGATGAAACCATCCTTATGCAGTCCGTTAATGCGTGCAGAAACAGATTGTGCAGGCAGTTTCAACAGCATTGAAAGTTCGTCAGCGGTCATGCCTTTTGCCTCAGATTTTCCAGCCCATTTAACCCAAAAGTGGATTAGTTCGCGTTGTTTGCCTGCGTGTGGTTTTGCGCTTTCGGCTGCTTCGCGTGATGTGTCGCCTGCATCGTGACGCACTGCAACGCTGGGATGGTCTATTGCCACTTTTGTTTTGTGGCCACCTAGTCCAATGGTGGATGTAAACATTTCGTATTGTTCGCTCATGTCGGGAATTCCTTTTTTAGTCGGGTTTAACTTTGCCGTTTAGGGCTTCGATTGCCAAAGTAACACATTCGGCGTAGTCATCCTGGCCACTTAGTTGGAAGTCAATCAACATGTTGCGTAGCCCGCGAATTAGGTGGTCATCACGGTATTTGCGGGGCGCATGGTGTGGGCGTGCGATTTCATCCAACAGGTTGAACACAGCCATTTGGTGGTTCATCATTGCTTTTGATTCCAAAACCATTTTCCTTGTCTCTTCACTTAGTTCGCCCTGATTCCATGCAACGCCTTCGCTCATTTTGCTGTTCTCCACGGCGACCATCCTGAACGCGTAAAAATTATCAATCCAGCGCGCAAGTTAATTTGTGGGTCTAACAACATTTCGCATGAGGTCAACAGCCCTGCTTTTTGTAGGTAACTATTCGCGCCGCGACACCAAAAACCGTTGATTTGCATTAGGCCATAACTGCCACCCATAGGGTCATTGCTGTTGTGTGCAATTGCAATGGCGTTGCTTTCGCGGGTTATCACTTTCACCAGGGTGTCATATTCGCTGACTGGCCAACCCAGGTTCACGGCAAGCGCGGCGAACTGTTCAGCCGCCGTAGCGTAAGGGTCAATAAACAGCGTGCTTGAAGTAGTGGTTGAGGGTTCAATCAGAAACGGTGCAACATCCAGGGTGACCCTAGACGGGCTGGATTCGGCTTCCTGAGGGCCTACAAGGGCCGTAAACCCCAACAGGGCAGAAATCAGCCCTGCAAGTAATTTTGGTGCTGTAAAGGTCATAAAAGAATTCCTTTCATCGGGTGCATTTCACCCTAAAGCACAGTTAGTGCTATTGCAAGGATTTGGCAGTTTTCCATGCCCTGACTGCCTCAGGGACTTTGTCGCCAACAAAATAATTTATATGCCACGGTTCGGAATCCAATTCCCAACTGAACCCGTATTCGAGGCAATGCGTTTTCATGAATTCAAATCGTTCGCCTGACGCTTGAAACACATCTACTGAAATGCCCCAGTTGTGATGTGATTTCCCTGGTTGCGCAATTGGTGCGTTACCTGGTTTTAAATACCAATTTTTTCCGTTAAATAATTTTGGTTTTACATTTTCAATTGGAACTGTTGTCATGCGTGCGTTCCATGCTTGCAGTTGCAAAGTGATTGACCTATATGTGTCGTTTTGTGATGTTGGTTTAAAGATTGTTATTCCTTCTTTGTGTGCGCGCTCTTTTAAAGCTTGCCACGCGTCAGCGGCTGGAAACAGTAGTTTTCCAAAGGGTTTTACATCAACCAGCATGTTTGCCGGGATTTCGCCAGCGCGACAATGCGCAACAATTGTTGGCAAAATAACTTTATGCTTGTGGGGTACTGTCACGCCCAAAACCTTTATCGTTTTTGTTTACCCAACGCATCACAGGTGGAATGATTGCGGCAATTGCACCTTTTGCATAATCACGCGGGTCAAGTGTTCCTGTTGAATAAACGGCGACAAGTGCGCCAACTAGTGAACGCGCATAACTTGCCAGCATTGCTTTGTCTTGTTCTCTCATTTGTGTCCCTCAATATGTCCGTCAATTTTTTGTTCGATGCGGCCTAGTGTTCGGTGAACTGTTCCGTGGTCTTTTTTGTTGTCTGCGCCGATTTTCCCAATGAGTGCAACCAATACAAGGAAACACCCACCGATGAGAGAAACCACAACTTCAGTTGCCATGTCATGCCGATTGCGGTTTTATAAATTCACCGTATTCGCCAATTGATGGGTCAAAGGTGTAACCGTTTCCCGCATATTCGCCGCGAAAATTTCCGTTATATGAGGTTTGTAGCCATTCGCCCACAATTCCTAGTGAAGCAATAAATGCCTGGCCTACTGGTTCGCTGTCAGGGAATGACAGGTTGTCAATGTCGTTGTTTGAAACGACAATTACTTCAGAAACGATGTTGTTGTTTACTTGTGCAAAATGTGCCATCTCTAAACCTTCCAACGAATGTAAATAATCCCCGAACCGCCAGCACCTGCAGTGCCTGACGAACCACGACTACCACCACCGCTTGCAGTGTTTGCGGCCGCAGCCGTTCCGTTTGTTGCCCCCGATGCACCATTGCCACCTATCGATGAACCGCCCGTTCCACCTGTCGTTGCCGCGCCACCGCCGCCGCCAGCACCTTTAAACAATGCTGAACCGCCGATAAATGCGCTTACATCAAAACCCGCCCCGCCATTACCGCCAACATTGGCCGTAGCGTTTGCCCCAACCGCTGTTGTTGAACCGCCACCACCGCCAGCATTTGTGTTGCTTTCACCACCCGTATAACCCTGGATGTTTGTCGGGCCTGTATTAGTACCAACGCCCTTTCCACTCATTCCACCTAAAGTGCCATAACGGCCTGTAATTACTGCAGTATAAACTCCACCCGCGGATGCAATTGCTGATGGAATTGCACCAATGCTAGATGGACTGCCAGAAGCATCTACTGCACCACCCGCACCAATTGTAATTGTTTGGTTTGCTGACAAATAAACGGTTTGTTGAGAAATTCCACCACTACCGCCACCACCTGAATAACTGTTATCGCCACCACCACCGCAACCGCCACCAAAAATAAGCACATCAAATAAACCCGCTTTGGTAACAGTCAAAGTACCTGTTGAAATAAATGAGGTGTACGAATAACCCGTTGGGCCTGAAACAACCCCTGTTCCACCTGTGGCAGTGCCGTAGCCTATGCCACCACTAGGAAAAAAAGTTGCAGCACTAGACGATGTGAATAACAGCAGTCCACCCCCATATTGTGCCAACGCTAGTGAACCTGATGTTGTAACAGTTGCAGTGCCTGCGGTAATTGTGCAAGTTCCCGCACCGAGGTTGTAAATCCAAACGGACTGACCCGCTGTAAAAGTTGACGCATTAACCGTAATAGTTGTTGCCGATGCTGAAGTCATTTGAATTCGGTCGCCAGCATCGCCAGCCACTAATGCATAACTAGCGGTTTTTGCGCTAATCGGTAATTCAGTTATCGAATTAAGTTGTTGGGCCTCGAGAATCGCGCCCGCTACGAATGGAAAAGGTGTTGCCATAATTCCTTATCCTAAAGCATTGAGGGCATCAAGTGTGCCATATTGCGCGTCATCTAAAATTAGTTCATATACAACGGTTGTTGGGGCGGTACTAATTAAAACCCGATGGCCTGAACTGATGTCCAAATAATGTTCTATTCCTTCAACGCTTAATTCCTGGGCAAGTTGGGTTGTACCAATACCACTAGGGAAAGTCTTTTCAATAGTGACTGTTTGCCCAATATCAATTATGGCTACTGTGTCGCGCTGTGCTGTGGTTAAGGCCATAAACGCGGTTTCTACTGAAGTGAATCGCGGCTCAGGGTCGCCGTTTAAAAGGTAACTAGCGGCCGTGTCAATCGATGTTTGTTCGTGTAACAAACTGTTTGTAATGCTTGAGGTTTGAATGAAATAAGTTGCAATTGATGTCAAATCCTCAGCCGTTGCGGTTTTGCCATCTAGGGCAGTTAGCACACTTCTATTGATTACGGCGTCAGCCTCAAAAGATATGCCCAAGCCAAAATAGGGAATTTCTGTTCCGTCATCGTGGAAATCGGCTACTGGCGCGGAAAGCGTATTCCCAATGCGTTCCTGAAATGTAAAAACACCATCACGCGACATAAAGACGCGCCCGAATTCTGCCGTATCGTTTATTTGCGAAACATAACTCAAAACATTTGTGCCAGCGGAAACTGTGTAAGCCGCACCATGTCCCAGGTTTACCGTTCCCGTAGCGATGTCACGGCTTGCGCCCGTAGGAAAATCTACTTCAGGCAGGCTCAAAACGGTTTGTAATCTTTGCCCTGAAGTTTCGGCGGTGACATTTAATTCGTCTAAATAAGTTTGTGAGAGCAAATAGAATTGGTCTGCGCAAAACACTGTGACGCTATCTAAACCGCCTAGCGCAAAGTTGTAGTCATAATTAATGACGAAACCACGGAAAAGCAATTCAGGGTTATCGGCGTTGTCGTATCGAATCAACTTGACTTCGCGCATCGGTGCTAATCCAGGCACATTTTGATTTTCATCATAAAATGGACTTTGTTCATCAAACGGATTAAAAATCCCACTGACATCTAAAATTGTGAAAGACATTGTTCCCGCGCTGAATGTGTCGCCAATGTCGCGGCGGCCGCGTTTTACAATTACTGATTGTGTTGATTCAAGCACTGACGCAAATTGGGTTGTTCCGTCAAGCACATAGTCAGGATTATCTAAAACACCTTTCACCGCGCTATCTAATGTGAACCCGTCAAGCGTAAAACCTGCGTCAATTTGCAGGTCATAATTGCCCGCATTAACAACGGGAAATCCAGCCATTAGGCAATGTTCAGGGCAAGCGGCCCTGCGCTTCTCGAATAGGCGCGTAACGCGTTAACGACTGATTGACCAATTTCCGCGCTAGTGGCAAGGCCGCCAGTCACATTGATGTTGACATCACCGCCGCCGCTATTCATTTTTGATAATGGCACTACGGCTTCAGGCCCAGCCTCACCAATAAGGGCAAGCGTTGGGCGGTTTACAATGCCGCCTTCAGCCATTTTAGGTATCTGACCTGATGCAATGGTTGCAACAACACGGTTCACGGTTTCCGTTACGCGCACATCAATGTCCACGGTGCGTTTCATTTTCGCCGCGAGCGCATCCATTTTTGCCATGAGTTTTGGTGTCAGTTTGTCTAGTTCAGCCTGGATACCGTCAACCATCTTTTGCGCAGAATCAATACCGCCCTGATACCACTTAGCGGCCGCGTTCATACCAACTTTTTCGGCCGCGCCATTTGCCGAATCAACCAGGGCGTTCGTTTCATCAATTGCCGCCTGGCCACCCTTAATAAGTTCCGATGCAATAGCCGAACCAGCAACCGCGCCCGCTTCCAAAACTTTCGCTAACGCGTCTTTGCTCAAATTCTTGTCAAGTAGTTCTTGAATCTTGCGCGCATATTCGACAACACCCGCAACCTGTGTTCGTAAACCGTCTAGGAATCCTGCGCCTGTTTCTTCGCCTGCGGCTTGCGCATCAGAAAAACTAAACGCCGATTTGATGCCATCACTGACACTTGTAGCAAAATCATTGAACGCTGTTTTTGCATCATCTAAAGCATCTTTTGCATTATCTAACGCATCGCCTAAACCTTCTTTTAAAGCTTTGGCGTAGGATTCAACTTCTTTTTTTGCACCACCAACTGCGGTTTCAGTGTCTTTAAATTTTTGATTAAAAATTCCCGCTTCGTCTGCCATGCGCATTGTTTGTTGCACGCCGCGGCGCAAATCGTTATTCCATGCGCCAGTTGCTTCGCCTGCACCTTCAAATGCTTCACGAGTTTTTGTTAATAACCACCAAAGTTGGCTCACTGGGTTTAACTGCGCCTTTACGGTGTCAGTTACCCCTTTAAGTTTTGATGATGTTTTTTCTGCTGGCTCAGGAATTTTGTCCAATGCCTGCGACAAAAACAAAATATTTTTAGTTGCTGTTTCTGCTTGCTTCAAAAACGCTTGACCAATAGAAATCTTTACATCGTCAAAAATGGCTTTCAATGTGCGTTGACTGTTTGCCAGTCCATCGCTAGTGCGCATGAAGTCGCCTTGCGCATCATTGGTTTGCTTGTAAATTGCGGCTTGTGCTGCCAACACTTTTTGCTGTGCAGTCAGTGCGCCTTTACCGTCATAAATACCGAGGGTCATTGCCTCTTGTTTCAGCACCGCATCATTCAGCAAAACGCCATAGCGGCGCAATGGTTCAGATTCGCCGCGCAACGCCGCACCAATAGCCTGTACCGCTTCCTCAGGGCTTGTGTTATTAAACGATGCAAGGTCAGTTGAAAGGGTTACGAAATCGGTTGTAAAGGTTGAAAGGTCTTCACCTGCTAAACCTGCCGCTTTACCAAATGTGCCGAAAGTACCCGCGGCATCTAAAACGGCTTGCTTTGATTGACCCAGGTTGCGGGCCGCACCGTCAGCAAAATCTTTGACGCTTTTAGACGCGCGCCCGAAAACAACATTTACTTTTGAGGTTGCTTCCTGAAAATCTGATGCGGCTCGAATGGCTGGCGAAATGACTGAAGTGAAAGTGCCGATTGCGGCGGCCGCTGGTAGTACGGCTTTTTGCAATAGGAACATGGCTTTCGAGCCTGTGCCTTGCAGGGTTGCAAATTCGGCTTTAGCGGCCTGAACGCCTTTCGGGTTAAATTCCGAAATGATTGGAATTCTAATTGCCACTATTTACCACCAAATTCCTGTTCACATCGCTCATGACTTCGCCCACTAAGTCAAGCACAGCAAGTTGCACTTGTGCCGCATTGCCTTCGTACGCTGGCCACATTGCGCGTGACGCATTAGGTGCGCCGTTGTTAATGAGGTTTTGCACGAATTGTGAACCTGGATTGGTTCGCCCTGCGATGTCGTAAATTGAACCCCAACCAGTTTTTTGCACAACAAAAAATGCGCCTACGGTTTCTGTTGCTGGGCGCGCTTTGCGTGTGTCAATCTTTGCAACTACGCCTTTTGCCACTAAACCGCCATCCCAGCCCCCCAGGCGGCCCGTAGGGCGTGCCATGCCTGACAATGGGGCAGACTTCGGAAACGCCAATTTGGCGGCCTGAACCACAGGCTTCACAATGTCTTTGTACCGTTTCGTATATTCGCGGCGCAATTTAGGGTTGATTTTGTTCAGTTCTTTTAACGCGGATTTCACGCCGTACACCTGAACTGAATTCGTTATCACCCGCGCCGCCTTTCTTTCGCCTGCTCATTCAAAACACTAATAACTGTTTGCAGGTCACGGGTGTCAAATTCAATGTGCGGCGGCCACCAACCGATTGAAACTAGTAGTTCGGCTAGTTGCTTTCGGTAAGTGCCGCGACCGTAGGGTTTGGGTTTGTCATGTCCACCGTTTCGATTTCCATATCAGGGTGTGCATCTAACCATTTCTGCGGTGTTGCTTCCAACGAATGACCTGATTTTTTCAGCATGAAATGTGCCCAAAAAACCATGTCCATAATCCCAATCCCGCGACCGTCAGAAACTTTGCGGTTTTCGGATTGTTCCCACATAGCAATGCACAACAGATTGGTTGTTACAACGATGGGTGCATCGCCAGGGTTTTCAATAACCTTAATAACTAATTTCATTAACTTACCTTTCGTGTCGGGCCGTTAGGCCGTAATTAACTAGCGGTAAAAGTTCCACCCGTAAATGTCAAATCAACCGTTGACAATTCACCCAACGCCCCGTTCACTACTGGCATTGATTCCAAATAGCAATTGGCAAGGGTGAAAGTTTTGGTGACTGCGCCTTCGGTAACGGTTGCAACAACGGTGGTTGCAGTTCCTACAAGTGCGGCAAGTGTTGCATAGGTTTCGCTTGCGGCGTATGACTGGAACAGGGTCATCGTACATTCGTTATTGAACAACCCGCCCGTGTAGAGCCTGGATGTATCTTTCAGAGTCGATTTGTCAAGTTGTTCACGCATGTTCGTGAAAACGATGGCGGTGCATTGGTCACTCAAATCCACTGCGTTTACGGTCAGTGTGGTGATGTTTGAAAGAAAAGTTGTTGTTGCCATTTGGTTTACTCCTTAGGTGTTTTCTTTATAGTAGGTGTTTTTTTGGTGCTGTCGGTGGATTCTTGAATAGCAATAAAACCGCCATCCAAAAGAGCTGAAAGGTTAATGCCGGCAACTGGCACAAATTCTTCGCCAATTACCCCCACTTTTATTGACTTAATCACATATTTCATAAACTGCTCGCTTCCATGTTCACAATGACTTCATAGCAAGGATACAACGCCCCGCCAATTTCAATTGATGTAGGGCGGCCTTCAGTAATGGCCACATTTGCGCCTAATAGTTGCGCGGTCATGTTTAACAGTTTGCGCTGCGCATCCAG